AGTAGGCATAAGTGTATTAGCTCCAAAAGCTAAAGTAAGATGTATTTAAATACTATTGAAAGAAGTCTTTTACCGTGGAATATATTATTGGTAAACGACGGGAATCTAGAACGGCATACCCTTTGTAAAAAATCGAAGAAAAGGGTCCACAGATTCCATCTTGGACTTGGCAGAACTTATACTTTCAGTAAATGGAGTTCTTTCTGGACTGAACATAAAATCTTTAAGTCCTAAAGGAATAGCTCTAGAAGTGCTTCCCACGTCGCGCATCTTTGCATTTACATCACCAATACTGCGTAACAGCTGAGAGGCTCGCGAACCAGTCGGTTCTTCCTGCACGTTGATGCTAGGTGTCTCTATGATTTCTGCTGGTTCGACAGGAGTTCCGTCATCATCTACTGTGCCTCCGTAGATCGCATCACCATATCCAGTAAGAATTTCTTTACCTTCCTTAGTTCTTAGGGCTGCTATAACGGCAGGATCATCCGCAGGGAGAGGATCATCGAAGGCAATGTCTTCGTCATAAAGCATACCGCCTCTAACTACCAAATCATCTCCCTTAGGTGATGTTAGGGTTGCAACGTATTCTTTAAAGTTTTGTGTATCTTTTACGCTAGGAAGCTCTGTTTGACCAGCTTTCATACTAGCCATCTTGAGTTGCATCATCAGTGCTATACTGGGTTTAGCACCTATAACATCAACAACAGGTTTTACGTCACCCATCTCAAATCCCTCTGATAGACCAAAAAATTCAGCCTGAGCAGGATTTGCTTTTAAGAAACCAAAGACCATCTCTTGAGCCTGTTTGCCAAGAGCCTTTTCTTTTTTCTTTTCTCCAGCAACCTGTATAGCGGAGCCAATGGTAGCACCTAGCTGGGCTAGTGAGTTAGCTTGTATAGTAGCCGCATTTGCAAAGCCACTAAAGTCCGCGTTACCCAGTTCGGGTCTAATTCTTGATCCTGCTTGAAATGCCATACTATTTAATTTTTGTATTCATCCACTTGCGGATGATTGATTTTACACGAGGCTTGTTTGAAATGAACTTAGCGAATCGTTCTCCGTACTTTACATACAGGTTACGGAACCAGCTTGGTGCATCGTTAAGCATCCATTCACGGAACTCTATCCACTTAGGATTATCGATGCCGTAGACCTCACGGGCTACCCAGCAGATTATCATTGCCGATGCAATATTACCAGCTGCACCCATTATCCCCGCACCCTGTGCCGCCTTAGCCTGAGCCTGCATACCCTGGAACGTAACGTCCTGTCCACGTTGTTGCAAGGCCGCATTGTAACCTGCGTTAGCGTCGAATAGTTGAGGTCCCATTTGACCTGCTGCGCCTTGCTGTGCCGATGATAGTGTTTGACCACCTAGATTAATAGCAGATGAAGGACGACCTAAGATCGTATTACCTATGTCACCCGCTAGCTGACGGTTCATACTAAAAGCCTGTTGACCCATACCTGCCGCTTGGCCACGAAGACCGGATAGGTATTGTTCACGGCCTAGTAGTTGACCTGCGATTGCACTCTGATCGGTTACACGACCTTGACGTTGTGCCATACCTAGTGCCTGCTGATCGACTAAACGCTGTTGCTCAGGGTTAAGACCCTGCGCGCGCTGGTAAAGATCCTCTGCCATGGCAGTCTGTTGCTCGGCTAGTCCTGTGCTGTATGGGTCAGCTCCACGGTAAGCCTCAACCACTTGTGGTGCGAAATCCCGTAATGCACCTACGTCGGACTCACGCTGTAACTGTAACTGCTCACGCTGTAATTTTCCTCCACGCTCTGTGTTTTCTTCTAAAAGATCAAACAGACCTGAAGTTTTCTCAAGGGTTGGTGACATCCCCTGCATCTGTGTTTCAATCTGTGCAATACGTGCCGCACGATCCTGGCCCGGGTCTCCAGCAGCTAATAGATAAGCGTCACGTTTTGCCGCTTGGGATTCGTTAAAAGCTTTGTTGGAAGAACTACTCTTGAATCCGCTAGCCTCTCTGTCGGGATACAGAGTATTAGCAGCATTTTCTAGGTCTTCTTGAGAACGTGCATTGCCAGTCTCTTGACCAGCACGAAGTCCAGCAAGCTCTGCCTCGAGGCTTTGGTATGCGGGGTTAGCCGCACCACCCTTGATACCACGAGCCATGACCCCAATGTCGGCAAGCTCCAGTGCGGTGTATTGCGGACGATAGGTACGCTCTGCACCAATCAATCGCTCCTGCAATTGAGGGTCCGTGATGCCTTGAGCCGAGCCAAAGCTCTCCCCAAATAAGTATTCACCCATTGACGCGCCTGGGTCAACTTGTGGTGGTGGTGGTGGTGATCCTTTTCCTCCCATAATATTATATGCTTAGTATTCTGTTAAATAGTTTAGGCGTGTAATCCACCTTTGTGGGTTTTTGATTCCTGTATCTTATGCTTAATAGTTTCTTCTGCATAACCTCAGGGCATTTGATAATAAAATTCTGTGTAAGTCGTTTGAAAGTGTCGGTGCTGTCCGCGAATAAAAAGGCTAGGAAGATTGCGTCACCGTCCGGGTCATCGGCCTCCCAGTTCTGAACAAAAGTCCAGCCATCGTCCTTGTCGCAATTATACCACATAAATACACCTTGTATATTACCTTCTTCGTCCTGCTCGCACAGGAAGGTATGCTTGGCTAAATGATAAGCAATGAGTACCTGCATTCGATCCTCTGGCCATCCGGCTAAGACCTTCCCGTTCTCATGTTCAATACAGAAATCCACGACTTTATTTATAAAGTCAATAGCTTCTTTCTGTTCAGCATTTTGCAATGCTATTTGAACTGATTGCAGGAGAGGGTTCATTATCTGCCAATTGCTATAAAATCTACATCGGTATCGCCAGATAAGTGATTTCTTATTACAAAACTACTTGTGCTAGGTGCTGCGTTCAATCGAGTTGGATTAGTTTCTCCTCCAGATCTCTCTGGGGTAAGCACTACACTAAATATGTCATTCGTAAAATTACCACCAAAATCACTAAAGTTTATAGTCGTTGTGGTGCTTCCACTCGCAACAACTCGACCAAATTTCATAATTAAACCATTTGGTAAAGTAACGCTTTTGGTGTCACTGGCACTAGCAGTTGGTGTAAATCCATCCGTTGAGGACGCATCAACATAGGCTTTAATGTTTCCTTGAGTCGCACCCTTAGTATCATCCGTTCCAAGTGAGTCATTGTTAATAAGTATGCCAGCAGCCCCTACGATAGGAACAGCTGTAGGCACGGCAGCCCCGCCTGACACATTGCCTAGTACGGTCTGATCAGCTTGAGTAGCCATCTTTGCTAGGGTTATGGCATTGTTTTCAACCTTCACCGTTGTGACTGAATCGGTAGCAAGTTGAGTAGACGTAATACCAGCATTCTTTACAATAATTTTCTTTGGAGTAGAACTGTCTAGGGCTGTTGTGCTGTCATCCACGGCTCCTGTCGCAAATTTTGCACTATCAACCAAGGCATTGAGGTTAGTTGCGGTAACCTGATCTCCTGTTGAAAATGTTGTTCCTTTTGATAAAATTGCCATTATTCTGCTTTATTAGTTGAACGGAAGGATATGGACCCGTCGGCTTCAACAGCCCTAATCTTTGGTCTTCCGAGTGTATTATTAATTGTAAATTGGATTCCGTAACCTCTACGGTTACCTATTCTACCACGGATGGACACATCCTCGGCCTCAGATAAAGTTGATCCCACGAAGTCACTGAGTGTGCCTAAAGCAAGATCAGCATCCGGGTTCTCCGTCTCGGCAGATATATTAAAGTTAGAAACCGTAGATGCCCCGGACTCAATGTGCATTTCAAATTGCTTCCAGTTCTTTCTTTCGAGATTACCAAGTGTGTATTGCCGAGTAGTCAACGAACCTGGGACGTTAATATTTTTTTCTGATCCTCCAATTTGTGTGATTACTCGGTCCACTCCGTCAACCCGTTCGTCTAATTTCTGGACACCGCCAATGTCATTGACTGCATATACCCCACGGGCATCGCCTTCACCAACAACCAGAAGGTTGGATATGTGAAAGTCCGCATCATTGACTTGGTCAATACTTTCCCACTGCTTATTAAGAAAGTTGTAGATTATTATAGCGTTGTTCTTGGTAGAATTATCCAAGGGAACGGCCAAGAAGTATCTGTTATCAAAGTAAACGCCTACGGACTTGTCCCAATACGCCTTGTTAATTCTTTGAATAGTTACGTTGATTGGCTCACTCAATGGAGTCTCAGTACCACGAAGGTTGTATTCGTCAAAGAACTGCGTGCTGTAAACACCATTGTCGGATAAAAAGATAACCTGATTACCGACCTGTATAATTGATTGACGGGCTACGCAGCCAACTTCGTTAGTTAAAAGCCTAGCATTAGATGCCGCAATGGACGTTGTGTTAGCAACCAAGTGAATACTGTTACGGTTGAACACCATAAGCTTGTCCTCCGAGAAGGAATGCAGTCCTACGTTAAAGTCAGCTTCACCGGCATTGAACCTGTACTGAGCATACATCTGGTCATAGCTATCACTGTCCAACAAATCAGATGCTATAATTTCATCGAGGATGCCTGTGGAGCTAAATGAATCCGTTGACGCATCAACATTAAACTTGAGTGGCATAATTAACCGACGTTCGTGATATACGGCATATGGTGGAGCAGGCATATGACTGAACCCAAGTCCAACCGATACTCGTTTTTGCACAGTTCCGTTTTTATTTGTAGTATCAGCCTTATCCGTAATAAATGTAAAGGTCGTTGTACTCGGTATTGATTTAACAACAATAGTATCACTAACCGCATAAGTAGAGCTACCCGCGTCAGTAAAGGTTAAAGTATCTCCTACCAATAAAGTAGCCACCGCTGCAGTACTAGCTGTGGCTGTTGCTATGCCACTAGCGTAATCAATATCAGTAAGTGAGAGTGGAATTGGTTGAGTATAAGTGCCACTAGCTACCTTTTTAAAATCAGTAGAAACAAGGGAGGCACTTGACACCGTATAGGTTTCATCACCACTTGCCGTAAGTGAATAAGTAAATGTCGTATCATCTACCCTTGTAATAGTTTTAGCCGAACCATTAGGATCAGTAGTACTGAATCCCAAATTATGTATTGTAACAAGGTCCCCAGTTACTAAGTTATGGTTCGTGCTTGTAGTAATATTCGCAGTATTACTTGAACCAGTGACCGTCGCAGAGCTAATTATGGATAGTGTTAGATTATTTTCTAATGCCGTGCTACCATCACGAAATATAAATACTTTGTTAAATGCTTGAAGCATGGATGCTGTAGCTGATACAGTCACTCCAGTTGGATAAACAAGATCTGTAGTTGCTCCAGTGTTTATATTTACAGCAACCGCTTTTGAGTTAGCAGCAAATATAACATATTGACTGGCTGATGCATTTGGATCCGAGAAAGAACAGGAGCCATAAATGGCATTAACAGCACCATCATTTAGTATACCGAACTTTACTGTCGCAGTCCCGCTAGCCGTTCCGCTGTATGTTTGGTCAGCTATTGTAATCTGTGCGCTACTATTCTTTGTGAATGCACGGTCACCATTAACAGCAGGAGTAAGCCCGGATACGCCTGACACATTAACTGTTCCAGTGCTTGGAAAATTTGTAGCAGTAACATTCGTTAGAACCACAGCACCACCAGTCTGTGTAGCCGTTACCGAAGTATCATCAGCAACTAAGAAAAACGGAAGTGTAAGCGCGGACGCACCTGTGGACAGTGGGCTAACAATTAAGTCAATTCCCTTTCGCACCTGCGCCTCGCCCCTGCGGTCAGTCCTAAGATTCTGTGCATCAGCAAGCAGGCTTGGCGGCAACTGATCGGGTCGCATCCTATTATTGAAACCAATAAAACCAACATCTCCATCCTTGGAAATGCGGTCATCTAGTCCTGCGTATGTGCGGTATTCGGGCATTAATTATTTAGCTGCGGAACGCTTCAATAGAGCGTCAAGTCTTGCTCGTTTTCTTTTTGCTAACCCAGGGCTGATTTTATCCAGTCGAGCTAGGTCTTCACGTTGCTTGGCAGTATACTGAGCATCTTTGGAGTTAGAATTTACAGGCCGACTAGGTGTTGTTTTCTTTACCGCACCTTGACCAGTTTTAATTAACTTGTTGGCCGCTTGTTGTGCAGTTGGAGGTGAGAGTTGTTTTACCTTTGGACCCTGTATTACCCTAGTTGCACTTGAATCTGTTTTTCTGCTCAAGGAACCTAAGGCTCCTTTTATAGAATTGTGTAATTTAGAAAGAGGGTTGTCTCTTTTTAATTGCCCGGAGTCACGCAACGCTTTTACGCGCTTCATGTTTTTCTGACGGTCCATACGCCCAAAGCTAGGACCACTGATTTTTCTTTTGGATTGATTTGGCATTGTATTGATTATTAATTTAACATTTCCAACGCTTCAAGGCTAGAGCCTTCCGTGTTGGTCTTCCTTTTGAATCCTTCATTGGACCCTTAACGCCAGACATTCTGGCACAAAATGATTTCTTTCTTGCTAGCTTCTTACCCTTTGGCTTGGATTCCGTGACAGGAGCCTTGAGGTTAGCACCCGTCTTGCGCTTGAAGTAGGCACGACCAGCTGCTGTGAGTCCTCCCTTTTCGCTTTTGTGTTCCTTCCTCATTTGCTTTTTACTTTTGCTTTAGGTGTATTTGCTACGACTGTTCTTCCTTTGGCTCCTGCTGCTTTCTTTTTTCTAGCTGTGCTAGCTCTCTCTGCTTTCGTAAGACTAAGAGCCTTTCTTTTAGGGAGGCAACGGTCAGGGTTCTTCTTATCCTTCGACGTTCCGCAAGGTCCTTTGATAGATCCATCAGTTCC